CATACCGACTTAGCAGCAGCTGTGGTCCAAGTATCTTTCTTAAACCGCAGTGATTGCATCTCTACTTTATCACCCTTAATCCCCCAGATGACGTCTATACATTTCCCATCTTTCTTAATTTTGCAATTCTGTCGTCTGTATCTATCGTGGTTTGGAGTCTTAAGTCTACAACTATGTTCTCCTTCGTATGGTTTCTCTACTAACTCTTTCTCAATTAACTCGCCATATTCTTCTTCATCCCCATCTGTAATTTCATCTCCTGATTCTTCTTTTTTAGAAACCTTCTTGAGCATTTCAAGTAGTTCATCGTATTCGGACTTCGTAATTACTTTTTGATTTATAGCTTTAACACAATTTGCCTGGAGAGCTTCGGGATTTGTTCCTACGCTAGCTAGACTGATTTCTAAGAGTTCTACTTTCTCATAGGTCCTATATGGCTCATTCGTTCCCTCTCCATATCTAAAAGATATAGGGATAAACCCGACTGAGCACATCTTTATAAACCCTGCCTTCGCAAGTTTATAAATAGTATCTGCGAATGGATAGTCTCCTTCTTCTGGAAACTCTGGTTTGAATCTCAACTTTCCATCTTCATCTGTCCATGTCTTTTTACTTCTCGCAATGGGAGGTTGACTGTAGATATGACTCCATAAAACACAAGGGTTTTTTCGGAAATTCTTAAGATCAAACGCACCACTTTCTATTACTTCGTTATCCCTGTCGACTTTCGGCGATGAAGCCACAAATTCTAGGACCCGATCTTCTTCTGTAGTTTTTACCTCTGTCTCAAATTCCTTAAAAACTAGTTTATCAGACATTTTAGTTTACCTCATTTAGTTTGTGTTTGTCTCTCAATAATTGGATGACAAGAGTTACAAAGAGTCATCCAGTTTGTTTCTATCATTAAAGTGTAATCCTTGGGAACACTTGTGCAATGCATAGTTAGTCGGTCTCCATATTTCTTAAAACATTTCTCTAAACTTATTCCACATCTTTCGCAATTTTCCTTTCCAAATTTCTTCCAAGCTAGTTCGTGCCAATATCCACTCCATCCACCCTTGAATATTCTTTCACTTATTTTCTTTCTAACTTCTGGTCGTTTCGCTGGATTTCTCTCTCCAACAAACTTTTTTCTAACTTCTGATTGTTTCATCGCATTTCTATTTAATTGATAATCTCTTGCTTTTGGGTGATGCGCTGCGTTCTTAACACCATATTTCTTCAACATAGTACGTTTCATTTTCTCTTGAACTTCTGGTCGTTTCATTGGATTATTAGAACCCGTCATCAATTTAGAAATCTTCTTCTTGTGTTCCTCTGTATGCTTTAGCTTCCCTAAAGAAGCCTTTCTGTGTCTTTCTCTCCACTCTGGGTTCGTCCACAACTTCTTAACTCTTTGCGACTGTTCTCTCTTAAACTCCTCTGTATGGTGTCTGCCTGTAAATCCTCTATTTTTCTTTCCCATAATCTTTCTCCTTTTGAATTTTGTTCTAAGGAGAGAGATTAGAAACTGTTAATCGTTAAGAGGAGAGCAGCAGCATCTACAATTCACGACTTCTGCAGCACTTCCAAGTGGATCCCCGGGATGTTGCAAATTATTTGCAAAAGGCTGATCTATAGGTATTGCTCCTTGTGCTGCGCATTCCATGTGCGATTCTCTAGTCACTTCGTCTCCTGCTGCGAGCCATGCTTTCTTTCTCACCCCATTCTGTTGGTAAGTATTGAAAGTAGTAGTACTTATAAGTGAGCCAGATTCAGTTCTAGCTATAAGTTGTGATCTTGCGTTGGTAAAGTTATAAAGACCACGAATCCTATCAGCCAACATGGCAGTCGTTTCCCCCAACTTAGCAGATTTTCCTATCTCGTCTCTAACCATCGTCCAAGTAGTAGCGTTCACCCCCTGTATCAAATTGACTCTTCTTGCAAGAACGTCTCTCATAACTACATCATGGAGACTAAATATATCTTCATCTAAACCTATCTGCACTAGAGCTTGCTTACCCGCTTGAGTAGAAATCTCTTCATAAATCGGAACTATAGAGGTAGTAAGCCTAAAGTTCTCTTCTTCCCAAATTTGAGACAATAAAGTAATAAGCGCTACTGAGTCCACTTGATCCTTCATAATTCCTTTTCCTGCACCACTAATTAACTCTAGAACTTTCTTCCTTTGACCATAAAGAAAACTACGAATCTTTTTAAGTATTTGCTTTTCAGCTTGTATCTGAAGTCGTAGATATTGCTGCCTAACTCTTTGAGACCTTGCATCTTTGTATTCAATCAACCGCTGCGGTTCTTGAAGAATCTCAATAACTTTATCGTATTTGTCTACGTCAATTATTTGTTTAGCTGGTTCTTTAGGTGGTTCAAATCCACCAGTAGTTGGTAAGACGCCCATTGGAACATAACCAGTATCATGCTCGGGCCTATCTGGTATTCCTAAATCGTATAGGTCATTTAAGTCAGCAAGAGGAACGCCCATCTTCCACAATTTCTCTACTTGCTCAATCTTACCAGAGAGCTTCTCTTGGATTGTTTCTACTACATCTTTATTAAATTCTCCAAATAACCCTGGTGCGAATCTATCCACAAACTTTGCTTGAAGAGTATTGTCAAGTATATCCGCTAAAGGAAATACTGTATTCTGATAAAACAGGAGTTGTTGTTCCCTAGCTGTTGCATAGTTGATTGATTCTGTATAACCAGCAACAGTCTTGGGGACCCCAATGGTAGAAAGAATCTCATCTCTAGAATGAACTCGCCCATTCCAAAAGTCAGTATCTACCATGCTCGGTGCTAATCCAACATATTTCATCCCTGCCATTAAGATACTAATGGAGTGACTATGCTCTACTGACCTATGATCAGCATTCCATTTTTGCTTAAACGCTTTCACATCTTCAGGGTCTAAGTTTGTAATTTCCCTATCTAGCTCAATTATCCCTAGGGGCTGGGCTGACCGCTCAAAGAATTTCCGATAGTATTTAAGTGCTAAATAGTCTGATTCTATAACTGGTTTCAATGACTTTAGTGGAGATACGCCCCGATATGACTTTGTGGGATCTTGGAACTTAAAATGGATCACTTTCTCAAGCGGAAGCGTCATCTTACCCATATAATCCCAACCAACCAAAGTATTATTCTCAATCTTCTCCTTAAAATGTTTTGGTTCAGGTATGAGAATATGTGCAGGTAGCGAGCCCTTAACTTCTGCTTGCATCCCGAGACTAGATACAAGAACCCAGAACGCTTCTCCAAAAAGGTACATAAATAGTGCACTAAGATACCAGAGGTCTTGCCCACTCAGTAATGGATTCGGTCGCGCTAGTAAATCGTATATCTTATGGTTTTCTACTTTCTTGTCCTTCCCAGACCACAACTCCCAAGGAAGTCGAACCAAACCTTTTCCAATTGCATTTATTGCTGCGTAACAAACTGGGTGTTGTAGAAAAGCGTTATGTATTGTCCCGTCAATGAGTAAGTGTTCTAAATCTCGGAGCCATAGATCACTATATGTTAGAGCTTTCTCTTGGACATCGGAGGTTTCTATTAACGTTCTTTTTGAAGTAAGTAGTTTTTTATGTTGACGGTCCCATTCCAAACTGGAGTCGAAACTCTTAGGCATAAGTCTGTCCTCTGTTCTGTATTTGTTTTGTTATATGTTATATAAGACAAACTAGTCAATAATTTGTTCTACTTCTGGAAGGTTTCTAGTAGAGTATCAGTCGTTATCTACTTTGTTCCGAACATAATCCAAAGTAAACCAAACTCAAAAAAAGGTAATATATATGAAATTATGTGAATGTGGTTGCGGGCGTGAAGTAAATTGGCGGTTTGTTAGTGGTCATAACTGGAGAGGAAAGAAACTTTCTGAAGAAACTCGAAGAAAGATTGCTCAGACGTTAACTGGACATAAACAATCAGAAGAAACCAAGAAGAAGATGTCAGAAAGTCATAAAGGAAAGAAATTTTCTGAAGAAACTCGAAGAAGAATGTCAGAATCACGCAAAGGTAAAAAACGTTCTGAAGAAACGAAAAGAAAAATAAGCGCAACCCACAAACAGCCTAAATTCTATGAGAAACATCGGAAAGCAACAAAAGAAGCACTTAAAGACATAAAAGTCCGAGAAAAGATAAGTAAAGCAACAAAAGAAGCACTTAAAGATCCCGAAATCAGAAAAAAGTTTAGTGGAATAAACCATGGAAATTATAATTCCAACCGAGAAGAAGTATTTGCACCATATACAGAAAAGTTCTACAATCAAGAGTATAGATCACAGATTCGAAAAGAACAGGGATGGGGTTGTCCTCTTTGTGGAAAAAAGAACAACAATACTCTACACCATATTGATTATGATAAATCGAATGACCGGAGGGATAACTTAGTGTTTCTTTGTAAAGGGTGTAATAATAAAGTAAACCACAATAAAATCTACTACCAATTTATACTAAATTGTATCAACAAACCTTTCGTTAAAACAGGAGAACCACAATGACCGAAGACGAAAAAAACACCACCACAAACGACCCCGAAAACCAAAATTTTCTTCCTATCCCGGCCGAAGGGTTAACCGATAGACATGGCACCCATTTCCCGGCAGAAGCACTCCGTAGGAATAAAAGAGGCGACGTAATAATAAAGAAAAGCGGCATCATCATCAAATCAATAGGAAGAACTGTTCCCGTTACTAAAGAAGAAATAAGAAACAGAAACATAGGAAAAGTGGTTCGTGCGGGAGTTAGAAGAGAAGTAGAAGATTTGATAGCTGAGAAAACTAAAGACGGAGAATTACTAATCAATAAACTTGCTGAACTTGTTAAAGAGAAAGCTAAAATGAAAAGTAAAGATTATAGATCTAAGAAATCCTCTATTTATGATGTTGAATTTCTAGACCGACAAATCCGAGCTGCAGAACTTTTACTTGCTTACATGTATGGCAAACCCGTGGAACGGAAATTGGTCAAAGGTCAAATAGATGTGTTTACTTGGGCTGACGCCTTAAATAACGCAGTTCCCATCAAAAACGATAGTGATATCATAGACATAGAAACAAGCGAAGAGTAGAATGTTTCTTGGTTCCGAACTCACCTAAACATTAGAACAAAATATAAATCAAAAAGGGAGGCTCAAATGAAAAGAATAATCTTGGCGCTCATAATTAGTATATTCCTACATTCCGCCGTTTTGTGGGGAAATTTAATAATACAACACGTAAGAGAATCAATAAAAGAAACATCAGCAGAAGATCTATGGTTAGACGGTGGGGAACTTGATCCCCTTTCTATTGATTATCTTAAACAGAAAAGGGAGGATAAAAGATGAAGAAGATTCCAACACTATTCAAAAGAGATTATGAAAATACACGCCTTGTTTTTGATGAGATAACTCCTGGTTGTGAGTGGGTAATAGAAGGAATTGGAACCGCAACGAGAAAGTTTGATGGAACAGCTTGTATGATTAAAGATGGTAAACTTTTCAAGAGATATGATTGTAAAATAAAAAGCGGTAAGCAACCACCAGAAGGATTTATACCTTGTCAAGATCCTGACCCCATTACTAATCACTGGCCAGGTTGGATTCCTATCGGAAATGGACCAGATGATAAATACCATAGAGAAGCTTTTGTTGGAGAGTATAAAGATGGAACATATGAACTCTGCGGCCCAAAAATAAACGGAAATCCTGAGAAGTTTGATAAGCATATTTTGGTTCCTCATGGTGAAGAATTAATTCCCCTCCGCCAGTGTTTGAGAAACTTTGAGGGATTAAAAGAACTACTTTCTTGTTACGATATTGAAGGTATAGTTTTCCATAGTCCTGATGGAAAGATGTGTAAGATAAAGAAGCGGGACTTTGGAATAAAAAGGGAGGACAAAAGGAAATGACTAAAACAAGTAAACTACGTGAGCAAGGTCTTAGAGAGTCCGCTTTTCATGTTAGTGAGAAAGCGCATTTTGTTTTAAGAATTGAAGCAGCAAAGAATGATCTTACAGTTCGACAAATGGCAACTCGTATTATTGAAGAGTGGGCAGTAAAGCAGCGAAAAAAGGGAGGAAAAGATTGCGACTAAAATAGTTGGGGGTTAATGTGAATACAAGAATAGACGAAGAAATTTGGGAGGCAATAAGAGAACTACAGGCGATTGATTCTGAAATTAAAAGAAGGAAAGAAGAGGAGAAAAGAGCAATTGAAGAATCTAAACATCAAAGAGGACTAAAATACACTCCAGAAGAGAAAGCAAAAATCGAAAGAGAAAGAGAATGGCTATATAATCCCAGTAATCCAGATGTTATAAGGTGGAACAAAAGTTTAGAATTATTTGAGCAGCGATTTCGACGTAAAAAAAGGGACCCTTCCACTCATGAAGGGTCCCAGTAACATAGCTAAGTTCTAGGAGGTCTCTAGTAATTGATTCAAGAACAAAATTACAACTAAGGAGGAAGAAGTCGATGAGCGACCAAGCCCAACAACCCCTCTTTTTCCGTCGACTAGGTGCAAAGAGTCAAAAACCTAACCAACGGAGCATATATTTGTTCTAAGAAGAAGGAGAAGAAGATGGAATTCGGGAAAACAATAATCAACCAAAGTAAGCAAATCAAACACTTAATAGAAGAACACTGGAACACTCAATTCTATGGTGAAATAAAAGGGAGAAGCATATCGTTCAAAAACAAAAACCATAGATTTATTCAAGTAATTTTGACAGACTCTCCTCTCATAACAAAGGCGTGTGTTATCAAGTTCTATTTATGTTATATTGATAATTATAATGAGCAAGTAAAAAACTTAATCAATGACTACAATAGAAGTATGTATTACTCGAAAATTTTCCTTTCTAACAACAAGTGTGTTATGAGGACAGATTATCCACTTGATTTCAAAGACATTTCAGCTAGTAGATTTAAGAACTTCTTAAATATAGTTGATTCTAACGCCATTACTTGTAGAGAAGAAATATTGAAAATAACTAAGAAAGCAACTGAATACCAATCTAAAATAGACATAGAAGGACTAAAAGAATTTGATATAGAAGAAGAACTAAAAGGAATTGAAAGCAATGTATTTTAGCTCCCACTCTGAAAAAGGCTTAAATCAAGTTCTAGGTGTAGTTCAGAAACACAAAGACTATTCTTTAGAATTTCCTCTAACTATTGAAAAGGAGTTTGGTTGGGGATCAACTAAAACTACTATAAATCAAGAAACAAGAATAACTTATCGAGAGTTAGATATGTTAGATTGTATCTCAACTAAAATATTAGAGGATCTTTATGGAGATATTTACATTCCCTACCAAGATAGATATGAAAGGGAACACATTAAGAAATATAATATAGAAACAATCTCCAACCAAACTCTTAATGTTCTAAATGAATCAGATAAATTACCAAACTACCAAGTAGAAATTAATGAAGACTTTATTTATAGCTTTCCTTGGATGAGAAAATATAACAGAAACCAACTGATATCTCTTCTTAAAAACTTAGAAAAACTAGATATTGATACTAACTACCCTGTCTGTTATATAGATAATTATGAATACAAAGGCGCTCATCCTAAAATCTCAGATAAACTTTTCAGTGAAACTATATACACTCCACCAATACACAAAATTTACTTTAGAACCAAACTTGGTTTCTTCTACTACCAAAACTTAATGTTACTCCGTTCCCATCTAGTAAATCCTAAAATACATAATCTATCGCCACTAGCGCAACATTTATACAGACTTTTCATTTCTTGTAATTACGTAGGAACTTTCTTAAGTAAGAACAACAAATTCCCCATTAGAACCTTTATTTCCAGTTTGAAGAAAGTGGTTGGGTCTACTCATAAAAACAAATCTCACTTTAGAAAGAGAATAATTCAAGCACATGAGGAGTTACGACTTGCAAAAATCATCGATTATAGATATAAAAAGAAATATGACGAAATCTACAATTTGAGGATTTTTTGACAAAAAAGTTACGAATTGTAGATTTCGATACAAAAATATCTCATATATAGCCTATTGTTCCGCCCGTGGAAACATTACATAAAGTAAGGGTATAACTACCACTCAAAACAGTTTATCCCCTATATTAATCAAAGAGCTAACTACTTAAGGCTCACCTGAACAATTCGAAACTAATCTTTGAATTTTACATCGAATTATCTTTTACATTATCTTTCATATTATCTATTAATTACCGGATGATGAACCTTGAAACTACGACGCTAATCTACTGATAAATTCGAAACTAAATATCGATAACTACCTAGGTAACTTTAAGCAAGTTTTCCGCAAGCCCCTGAAGAGGGACTACTTCTATGCGACAAGGCTTTGCCACAAGAAGATTACGATACGGCTTTAACATTATGACAAAAGAATTCAAAGTTACTAGTAGAAGAAAATATAGAGATACTATCAGGATATTATCAAGATAGTGGCGTCAATAACTTTTCCAAAGAAGGCGCAACTAAGGAGGATAAATAATGGACGAGTCTCAGATGTGGAGTAAAGTAAACAATATTCAGGATCTTTTAGAAAGGAGATTTGGAAATTCATGGATAGCTTGTAGACATGAGTGGGGTGTAGGAATTTACAATGCTGATCAAAAAACTTACGGGTTTAATGTAACTATTTTCAAAGATAAAAATTCGATCTTGAAGTGTTCTATAACCAGTACAGTTATGAGACAAGAGAAGGCGAAAAGTGGTCTTTCTCCAGAAAAGAACTTACTACATATCAATAATAATGGGAGGAGAACTTGCTTCAGACTTTGTCTTAAGAAAACTTATTATTTGAAAACGATCTTTATGTTACAAGACAACTATTTAAGAGATATGGCCAGTAAACTAGATACGCTCGAGAATGATATTCAATATGTTAGAAAGTTTCTATTGACGCCAAAAAGGAGAGTGGTTTTCTTCTAAGACAAGAACATACTAATATCGGGTTTACCTTAGAACAAACTATAAAGGGAGGAAAGCCAAGATGACTAAAGATGAGAAACTTCAACTTTGTGTAGATACTTTACATAAACTATTCCAAGAGAAGAAAGAAGAACTTACAACAAACATTGAAACTCTAGAAAAAGAGTTACGTCAGAAGTATCCTATAAAAGAAGAACCCAATGAGGAGACGAAGTTTTTTGATCTTTGTATAGAATTGACTATGCAAATTGAGCACAGTGTGTCAGATTTATTTATGGTAGTGGAGAAGTTTAAGGAGAAAGTAGAAGAAGTTTTGGGGCAGCATTAAAAAAGGGAGGATAAAGAGATGAACAAAGTTTATGTAGTGATGGGTGGAGTAGGAGAATATTCTAATAGAATAGAATGGCCAGTAAAAGCGTTTTTTGATGAGAGAAAAGCAAAAAGACTTGTTTTGAATGCTTCTAGAGTAGCAAATGAGATATTTGTTAGAATCCAACAGTTAAGAGAAAGTGAAGAAGAAATAGAAGAGGAGTATAGGTGCGCTCCCCTTATATTAGAACGAGATTCAAAAGAAAAAGAACTAAAAAAACTTGATCAATGCAAAAGAGAGAATCTCATTACAGATTCAGGAGAGTATTTTTTTAGAAGGAGAAGATTTCAACTTGAAAAGGAGATTAATAATTTAGGAGAAGAGATAGATCGTAGAAAAACTTATCAATGGAAATGGCTTAAAAGAAAAGCAGAAGCTCTTCATCGAAGTAACAAATATGATCCCGAAAGAGCAAATGATGATTTCAGTGACTGTTGTGAACAAGCGACTTATTATATCTTAAAAACTGACTTAGAAAAATAAAAAAAGGGAGGACAAAAGAGATGCAACCACTTAAAGAGTTAATTTACCAATTACAACAACAAACCGAGGAAATTCTAAGAGTCAAATTTGAGAGGTTCGAAAACGAAAAGGGAAATACCGTTCTTGAATATCACTCTAACATCGAGTCGTTTCACCTTCAATTGACGTTTGGAGAAGATGAGGGTGGAAATAATAGAACAGCTATTTGGCGTCTCTTCTTTGGAAAACAGAAGAACATGAAGAAAGAACTAAAAAGTAAATTACTCGAATACTGTAATCAGCGAAATTTCGAGATTTTTTATGGGAGATTCTTTCTTTTCGATACACCCGAGAAGGAATCTTGCTTGTATATGAGAGCAGATTTCCCCTTAGTATCTGAGAACGGAAGGATTGATAAATCTCAATGGGAACATTGGCTCAAAGTATTACTTAAGATGTCGAAGAAGTACCTTCCCATGTTTTCGGAGTTTATCAATTATCACAAGAAGAACTTAGATAATACACTAACATTTGAGGAATAAGCCATGGTACAAAGTTGTATAGCAACCCCCATAGATACTTCAGAAGGAAAAATATGTGTATACTGTGGACGACTTGCTAAATACGTTTACCAAAATGGACTTTATTACTGTGAAGCGCAAGTCAGGCAGTGTCCGGTTATAAAGAACAAGATTAGAATTCATAAGTATACGTCGGTTTCTGAAACTGCTAAGCCTTACCATGGGAGTTCACTTGAAACGTGTGCTTACGGTTGTGGTCAACCTCCAAAATACATATTGCAGAATGGGAAGAAAGTGTGTAGCAATAAAGTGACCGGATGTCCTGCGGTTGTAAAAAGAATATTTGAGAATAAAAGTCCGCGTAGACCACTCACAGAATTAAACGAGGAAGAAAGAAAAGGAAAAACATGTGAGTTTTGTGGTGGGCAGGCAGTTGTTGTTTTTTATAACGGCAGATATTGCTGCGCAAAGAATGCTTTTTCATGTCCTGTAAATAGAAAGAAAGGAATCGTAAATCTCTTAAAAGCGTATAGAGAGAATCCACACTTAATTGAGAAGCAAAGAGAAATAGGTTTTGAAGTCCATAATCGTCCAGAAGTCAAGAAGAAGAAGTCAGAAAAGATGAAGCAGTTACACCAAGACCCTGAGTTTAGAGAAAAATACATGAGGGGGATTAGAAAGCGGAGGAAGAAATGAGACCCCCATCTCCACAACAACTAAAGCAGTTACAAACTGATCCTCTTGCATTTAACCGAATGTTCTTTCCTAGAAGTCAGCCTTACGATAAGCAACGCGAGATATGGCAGTCAGTTATTAACTATAAACGGACAGTGGTTAGAGCCTCTTTTGGGGTAGGTAAATCGTGGGTAGCTGCCCGTATTGTGTTGTGGTTCTTCTATACTTTTCCGCGGTCACTAGTCATATTTACAGCACCTACATTTACGCTATTAAGTTCTATTTTATGGAAAGAGATGAAAACACAAAATATGCTTATCCCATTTGAAACAGGATTTGAGTTTCTTGAAACGCCCATTGCTAAGAACCCCAATTATCCTGATCATAGAATACTTGGTTTCACTGTTCAGAAGCAAGTCAAAGAATCGTATGGATCTTTGTTCCAAGGTCAGCATGCTCAGAACTTACTTGTTGTTCTAGACGAAAGCGCTGGCATCGAAAAGTGGGTTTTCGAGGGCGC